TGGCGCGCATCTTTGCGGAGAACCTGCCGCCCGAGTATCCGTATGACGTGGCCGGAGCACAGCGCACCATCAAGGCGGAAGACTTTGATGCGCGCGTGGACGTCATCCCCGTCTCGGACCCGAACATTTTCTCGATGGCCCAGCGGGTCACTCTGGCGCAGACGCAACTTCAGTTGGCGCAGTCCAACCCGCAGATGCACAACCTGCATGCCGCGTACCGCCGGATGTATCAGGCGCTCGAGGTGCAGAACATCGAAGAGATTCTGCCTCCGCCGCCCCAGCCCCAGCCGCTGGACCCTGCGGTTGAAAACGCGCGGGCGCTTATGGGTGAAATCCTGAACACCTTCCCGGATCAGGATCACGATGTTCACATCGCCATCCACTTGATGTTCATGAAGACTCCGCTGGTCATGACGTCTCCGCAGGTCATGGGCACCTTCTACGCCCACATCATGGAGCACGTGTCGCAGAAGGCACGGCAGATGGTGATGCAGGAGATCCAAGGCTTGATCAGCCAGTTGCAGATGCTGGCCCAAACGGGCGGCGTGGACCCCGCGGCTGCGCAGGCGCAGATCATGGAAATCCAAATGCAGATGCAGAACCCTGCCGAGATCGAGAAGCTGGTTTCGATGCAGCAGCAGCAGCTTATGGCGCAGGTCCTTGAGCAGCTTGTCCCCGCTGGCCAAGATCCGATGTCCGACCCGCTCGTGCAGATTCGCATGCAGGAACTGGCCATCAAGCAGCAGGACCTGCAGCGCAAGCAGACCGAGGACCAAGCGCAGATCGCCATGGAAGCTGCCAAGATGCAGCAGCGCGCGGCCACCGACGCTGCTCGGATCGAGAGCCAAGAAGACATCGCCGAGGATCGCAACACCGTCAACCGCGAGCGCATTGCGGTGCAGCGTCAGAACGCAATCATGAGGATGCAAAATGCCCCTCAAGGAAGGTAAGTCTCAGGATGTTATAAGTAGTAACATCCGTACAGAGATGAAAGCTGGCAAGCCGCGGGATCAAGCCGTGGCCATTGCCTTGTCGAAAGCTGGCAAGAAAAAGATGGCGGAGGGCGGGATGGTTCAGTCTCGTTTCAGTTCTTCGCCTCGAGCCAACGTGTTCAAAGGAGTTTTCTAATGGCCACAATCGTTATCAGCTTGCTTCCCGACGGCGCTATCCCCGTCGACGAGTACGAAGAAACGGAAGAGGGCAGCAGCTGCCCCCTGCCGACGCAAGACGAAGACCTGAACGCTGAGAACAAGCAGGTCGCAATTGACGAGGCGAACTACCGCGAGCCGAACACCGGCACGGCTTTCCGCATGGATCAGGTCTGCGGCAACTGCGCAGCCTTCAATCAGACTGACGACATCCTTGAGTGTCTGGGCTTGGACGACGACATGGAGGAGCCGCCAATCGGCTACTGTCAGATTTACAAGTTCGTCTGCGCGGCAGAGAACACCTGTGACTCATGGGCCGAGGGCGGCCCGATGGTTTCTGAGATGCAGGAAAAGTACAGGGACAACTTCTGATGGATGTTGTTGACTTTGCACGTGTCGTGTACAAAAGATTGCGAGAGCGTGAGCAAGATATTGCAGATGCTCTTGCAAGCGGTACTGCCAAAGACTGGGAGCAGTACCAATCCTTGGTAGGTGAGATACGGGGCCTCACTTACGCGCGGGAAGAATTTAGAGCCCTGCTGGAGCAAAACGCAGACGATGTCGAAGACATTATATCTTCCTGAACATCTCGCGCAGAAATTGAATAAGGACCGAGCATCGTCAGATGCCCCGGCCAGTTCTTTGGACCGCGCGTATGTGGAACCAAAGGATCGGGTCCTAGACCCATCCCTCATCGAAAAACCGCTACTAGACCGTCTCCCGCAGCCAACCGGCTGGCGGGTTTTGGTTATGCCGTACCAAGGGAAAGCGCAGACCGCTGGCGGCCTGTACGTTCCTGACGAGGTTCGCGAGCGCGAATCCGTGGCAACCACTGTAGCCTATGTCTTGAAGGTGGGGCCGCTGTCCTACAAAGACACCAACAAGTTTGGCCCTGACGCTGCGCCGTGGTGTGCAGAAGGTCAGTGGGTCTGCATCGGCCGCTACTCTGGATCAAGGTTCAAGATCGACGGTGGAGAGGTCCGCATCATCAATGATGATGAGGTCATCGCCACGATCCTTGAGCCCGATGATATCAAGCAGGTTTGAGGATAAGCCCATGACAGAAGAGAACCAAGAGCAGGAACGCGATTTCGAGACGGAAGCTCCGGAACAGGAGGAGCGTCTTGAGACAGCGAAAGCTGAACCGGAGGCCGCAGGATCTGACGACGAGCTGGGTGAGTACAGCAAGAACGTCCAGAGCCGCATCAAGCGCCTGACCGAAAAGTACCGCAAGGAAGAGCGCGACCGCGAAGAAGCGGTCCGGCTTTCGCAGTCGCTGCTGGAAGAGAACAAGAAGCTGAAGAGCCGCATGCAGCAGCTCGACACCGGCTATCTCTCCGAGTACGGCACCCGTCTGCAGACGCAGACCGAAGCTGCAAAGCGCGCGTACAAAGAAGCCTATGAGGCCGGCGACCCCGACCGCATGGCCGAGGCGCAGATGGCAATGTCTAATTTAGCTATTGAGCAGCAGCGTTATAACAACGCCAAAGCTCGGGTTGATCAGGACCAGCGTCTGCAGACCGAGCGCGCACAGGCTCCCCAGCAGCAGGCTGCTCCGGCGTCGCAGCCGCAGCCGCAGCAAGCTAAGCCTGACCCCAAAGCACAGGGCTGGGCGCAGAAGAATACGTGGTTTGGCGAGGACCGGGTCATGACGACCGCTGCCTTCGCCATCCACCAAGGGCTCATCGAGGATGAGGGGTTTGACCCACAAAGCGATGAGTACTATACTGAGCTTGACAAAAGAATGCGTCGGGAGTTCCCGCACAAGTTCCAGAGTCAAAAATCGGGTGGTGGAACGCAGGTCGCCTCTGCTGGTTCTTCCGCATCCCGCAGTACGAAACAGGGGCGCAGGACCGTGAAGCTCACGCCGTCGCAGGTCGCCATTGCGAAAAAGCTGAACGTTCCTCTCGAGGAATACGCCAAGTACGTAAAGGACTGACCCATGACTGATCGAGCACCTCGCGAAACCGAAACGCGTGAAAAGACCGCGCGCCGTAAACCTTGGGCACCGCCCAGCCGCCTTGATGCGCCCAAGCCCCCAGCGGGCTATGTGCATCGTTGGATTCGAGTCGCTATGCGTGGCGAAGAGGATAAGACCAACGTCTTCTCCAAGCTGCGTGAAGGATGGGAACCCGTCCGAGCGGACGAATACCCGGACTACCAAGCTCCCGTCATCGACGAGGGCAAGTATGCCGGGGTCATCGGACAAGGTGGTCTGATGCTGTGCCGCATCCCTGTCGAAACTGCTAACGAAAGATCCGCGTACTACGGGCTCCGGACCCGCGAACAGATGCAGGCTGTCGATCAGGACTTGATGAAGGACCAACATCCTTCGATGCCGATTCATGCGAACCGGCAAAGTCGTGTATCCTTCGGAGGTCGCGCTCGCGACTCCGAATAACCGCAACCAAAGGAGCTGACCAATGGCCAATACAAATGGCGCATTCGGCCTTCGTCCCATCGCAAAGATGGGTCAGAATGCCAACAGCACCGGTGCATCCGAGTATCGTATTGCTGCAAGCAACACGAACGCGATCTATCAGGGCTCTCCCGTAAAACCTCTGGCGGCAGGTGTCATTGACATCGTTGCCTCCGCTGAAGGTGGTACGGTTGGTCTTCTTGGCGTGTTCGGCGGCTGCGAGTACGTTTCCTCGACCACCGGTAAAAAGGTGTTTTCGAACTTCTGGCCCGGCACGGGCGCAGACTCGAACTTCCCTGTGAAGGCGTTCGTCTACGACGATCCCGCACAGCTGTTCGTGATTGCGACCTCGAACGTTGTCGTCGCCTTCAACACTGAGGCGGAAGTACGTGCGGCGGTGTTTGCAAACGCAGACTTCGCACTCGCGACTTCGGGTTCGACCACCACTGGTATCTCGTCGGCGACGCTCGACCTGAACACCATTGCCGACACCAACACGCTGAACCTGCGTATCATGGGCATCCAAGAGGATCCCGAGAACGCCGACTTCACCGTTGCTGGTATCCCTGTCATCGTCCGTTTGAACAACCACTTCAATTCGCCGAATGGCGCAATTGCCGGTGGCACTGTTTCGACGACCGGCGTCTAAGGAGGGCTGAAATATGGCTATCTCTCGCGCACAACTTGCGAAAGAGCTGGAGCCGGGTCTTAACGCCCTCTTCGGCATGGAGTATGCTCGGTACGAAAACCAGCATGCTGAAATCTACACCACCGAGTCTTCGGATCGTGCATTCGAAGAGGAAGTGATGCTGTCCGGCTTCGGCGCTGCGCCGACCAAGTCGGAAGGTTCCGCCGTCAACTTTGACGACGCGAACGAAGCATACACTGCTCGGTACAACCACGAGACCATCGCGCTGGCCTTCTCGATCACCGAGGAAGCCATCGAGGACAACCTGTACGACCGCCTCGGCAGCCGTTACACCCGTGCCCTCGCCCGCTCGATGGCTCACACCAAGCAGGTCAAAGCTGCTGCCGTTCTGAACAACGCGTTCAACGGTGGTGCTTCGGCTGGCGGCGACGGTGTCGCACTTTGCGCCACCAACCACCCGCTGACCAGCGGCGGCACGTTTGCTAACAAGCCGTCGACCGACGCTGACCTGAACGAAACCTCGCTCGAAGATGCTCTCATCTCGATCGCAGGCTTCGTTGACGAGCGTGGCCTGAAGGTCGCCCTCCGTGGGATGAAGCTCATCGTTCCGCGCCAGCTCCAGTTTGTGGCTGAGCGCCTGATGGTCTCCAACCTGCGCGTTGGCACTGCAGACAACGACGTCAACGCAATCCGTTCGATGGGCATGCTCCCCGAGGGTTACACGGTCAACGACTTCCTGACCGACCCCGACGCATTCTTCATCAAGACGGATGCTCCCCGCGGCTTCATCCACTTCGAGCGCACCCCGCTCTCGACGAACATGGAAGCCGACTTCGACACCGGCAACATGCGCTTCAAGGCGCGTGAGCGTTACAGCTTCGGTTTCTCCGATGCTCGCGCAGTGTTCGGGACCTCGGGCGCAGCCTGATAAAACAAGGACTTAGGTCCGAGAAACCCCCGCTTCGGCGGGGGTTTTGTTTTGTCTTGATGTAGGGTCGATGTGCCTGTATGGTGGGACCAAAGGGGTTGGTGATGCCATACGCAGAAGACCACATCGGTATCTACAGAATCGTCAACACGGTGTCTAACAAGGCATACGTAGGCCAGTCTCTTCGCGTAAAGAAACGCGTACAGGAGCACTTCCGGTTGCTTCGTCTTGGCAAGCACACCAACCAACACCTACAGCGTTCTTACGACAAGCATGGCGAGGACGCGTTTGTGTGGGAGCTTGAAGTTTTTTGCGAGGATGCGTCTGATCTGGACCTGATTGAAAATGCTTTTCTACAGGGAGAAGCTTACTTTGACGAGCCTCTAGCTTACAACATCGCTGATTATGCTAAGGTTCCGATGCGTGGGAAGAAGCATACGGACAAAACCAAGCGGCAAATTAGCTTGGCAAAGGTTGGTAAGCGCGATCACGTGACTGATACCTATCGCCAACGGTTGTCTGCGGCTCAGCAGAAAAGACACCACGAGGACCCGTCGTTCGTTGCAAAAGTTCGGTTTATCGTGGATAATCCACACATGTCATACGCAGAGCGCGGGCGTGTCGTGGGTGCGGATACAAGCAGTGTCCGCAAGCTTGCGCTCAAATATACCCCGCTAAAGGAGGCCCTTCCATGGCTAAAACGTTCTTCTCCGGACCAGTAGAGTCTGGCAACGGCTTTAAATCAGTCGTCAAAAACGAAACCACCGGCGCGATCACCGAGATCGCAACGCTCGGCACGGCACCTGTTGCACTGGCCGACGGCAACGTCACGCTGACCAACGCGACCCACAGCGGCCGCGCGCTAATCGTTCCGAATGGTACGCAGGACAACACCTACACCCTGCCTGCTCCCGTGGCCGGTTCGTATTTCACGTTCGTCTACGGCGGCGGCGCAGCAGATGCGACCGACTTCATCATCGACACCGGCTCCGACACCAACTTCTTCATCGGCGGCGTGACCTTCCACGACACCGACGACGGCGCGGTTTCGGTTGTGTTCTCGGATGGCAACTCGAACTCCAAGCTGCAGGTCAATGTACCGGCTGCTGCGCAGATCCATGTCATGGGTCTCGACAGCACCAACTGGCAGATCTGGGGAACCGCTGTCGGCGCGACTGCACCTGCGTTCGCAGATCAGTGATAGGAGGTCGGCATGGCCGGTTCTGACGTAAAGGCCAAGTATATCGCGGCCGACACAACCGCTGCCGATGCTGATGGGGTCTGCCAGTCGCAGACCCCCGCGGCCGGCGGTGCGCAAGACTTGACGATCAACGGCGCCCTTTCTTCGGGCGGTGTTGCCACGTTCACCGCTGCCCGCCTGATCACAATTGCTTCGGCCTCTGACGACAGTGGCCGGACGTTTACTGTGACCGGGACCGACGTGAACGGGAACGCACAAACGGAAACGATCGCTGGCCCCGCCACGACCGTAACCGGAACGCTGTACTTCCGCACGGTCACGCAGGTGACTGTGGATGATGACACCGCCGGTGCTATCACTGTTGGCATGGCCAATGACGCTATCGATGTAATTTACGCTGGTCGCGCTCGCCTTCGCGGGGTCTACCTGATCCACTCCGGCACGGCAGGCCTTCTGTCGTTCCGCGATGGCAGCGCCACTGGCACTGCGCATCTGCAGATTGCAACCGTTGCATCGGCAGGCAGTGACCGCGACATCATCATCCCGGACGAGGGGATCATGTTCGACAGCGGCGTCTACCTTCCGTACACGGCGGGAACGACGGTGTTCTCCAGCTTCACCGCTATGTACAATTGAGGTGAGCGATGCCGGTCTACGACATCAGATCGATATCGCAGGTCGGCACCACTGAGCCGTTTGAACTGCAGGTTGGCCGGGGGCAGATCCCCGGCCACCTTTTTCGCCATCGGCAAGGCCGAGTACCGGCGATGTCTGTTAACACCACCGGAACCGTGTGGGACGTAGACGACACAATCTATCCTTGGAGTGCATGGGATACTGCGGGCACTATAACGGTGAGCCGCGCGGACGCGGCTGATGCAGACAAAAACGTCATCATCACCGGCTTGGACGCGGACTATAACCCTGTCACCACTACGATCACCCTGACCAATGCTACAGGCAACACCTCGTCGACGGTGTTCAAGCGGCTTGATCTTGTTCGGATGAACGGCACTTCAGTAAACGTGGGTCAGATCAATGTGCTCAAGGGTGCGACGACCGTGGGCCGTATTCTTGCGGGTGTCGGTCAGTCTCTCAAAGGCACGTTTACCGTTCCTGCCGGGTACACAGCGCACCTGACGCAAGGCACGATGACGATTCAAAACGGAGCTGACGGCAGCGGGTTCTTTTACTACCGCATCCCCGGAGACCGGTTTTTAATTGGACACACCTTCGAGGTGGCAAGCTCCCAATATCTTTACAAATTTACCGTGCCGTT